TCCTCCAACCGAAGCAACTTGAGCTTGGCAAGCTGATCTACGCCAAAGGCCCGGAGGCTGCAACGTGGATTGGTGGTGGTGGAGCGCGGGCCGGCGGCAAGTCAGGCGGGCTACAGCGCATCATGCTTGACCGTAGGATGCAGCGACCCGGCACGGACGGCTGTATCGTACGACGGGTGTGGGATGAGGTCAAACGCAACCACGTTGACGAGTATATGCGCCAGTGGCCTGAACTGAGGGGATGCTGGCGCGCTGGCGACCATGAGTTTCGATTGCCCAACGGAAGTCGGATAGTCTTTGCCTACGCCGAGAATCAGCAAGAGGTTGACCGCAAGTTTTGGGGGGTGCAGTTCTACGATATCTTCATCGACCAGGCAGAGCAGTTCAGCGAGTACGAGTTGCAGATCATCCATTCGTGCAACCGCTGGCCAGACACGCCGCTGGGCGAGTGCAAGACGGGCCTGTTCTTCAATCCGGGCGGGGTTGGGACTGAGTTCCTACGGCGAATCTTTGCGCAAAAGCGATTCATCGGCAATGAGCGACCGAGCGACTATGCGTTCGTGCATCTGTTCGGCTGGGACAACTTCGTGTGGTTCACCGGGCTTGGACTGACTGCAAAGCAGTTCTACGCGATGGAGAGCATGTGCAAGGGAGACGGAGCGGCGGACTCGATGTGTTGCCGGTACCACCTGTTTACCGAGCGCACCGCTGAGGGCCGCAAGCTCAACGCTATGCCTCAGAGTCTCCGGGCTGGACATCTACTGGGGTCGTTTGACTCATTCGCAGGGCAGTATTATGCCGGTGTTTGGGATGAGTCGAAGCTGATTCTGACCGCACAACAGGAATCTCAGTTGATTCAACCGTGGTGGCCGCGATGGATGGCCCACGATGATGGGTTTGTGCATCATGCGGCGATTGGCTGGGCGACTACGGGCAAGGTTGCTCCAAAGCTGTTTGAGCAGGTGTTCGGTGTGCAGATTGCCGAGCCTGTTCCGGTGGTGGTGATCTACCGTGACTACGCCGTGCAAGAGGTTGAGCAGGGAGAGTTGATCCGGCGCTGCGTTGCGATGATGAGCGCGGATGAGAAGAAGCAGACCAAGCGGTACTTCCTGAGTCCAGAAGCCGATGAGGACGACTCGCGGGGCCACAACACGAAAGACATCATCGACGAAGAGTTGCGCCGTGCTGGTCTGCCATACTCGGAAGATGCTGACAATATACGGATTAGCGGCTGGCGTTATCTGTACGCGATGATGAAGAAGACCGGCGACGTGCTGGCTGGGAAGATGAACCCAACTCGGAAGGACGATGATTTCGAGACGGAAGGCGGGGGTTACTCACTGAATACCCCACTGCTTTTCATCTGTTCGCGCTGCACGGATGTTATTGAGTCGATCCCAATGCTGATACGGGACACGAAGCATCCGGGCAAGGCTGAAGACGTTTGGAAGCAGCCCACCAAGGCGGATGACATCGGCGACATGGTGCGGTATCTGTGCAAGTCGATGCTGAAACAGGCGAGCGTACCATTGGCGGTGCAGCGTCAGGAGTTTTTCGAGGCGTTGGGTGATGTTTCCATGCAGTCGAAGGGGATGGCTGTGCTAAGATTCGATGCAGAGCACAAGCAGCGGAGGTCGTCATGGTCGGCGCGACAATAGTTCTGAGCATCCTACTTCTGGCGGCAGTCTACGTTGCCTGGTCGTACCGGAGGGATTATCTGACCGCATACGGAGAAGGTTTGGCTAATGCAGCCCTAGCCGAAAAACATTTTGCGGCATACGAAGCCGAGCAAAAGATTTCATCCGAGTGGAAGTTGCGCTATGATACGCTTGTAGAAAAGTTGCGCACCCAGGCTGCGAAGTCGGATGATGGCATTATCCACGTTCGCAACTCAGGCGATGTTCGCAGAGTGTTTGAGCAGCAGGTAGCACAACAGATGGCCGCAGCGGAGAAAGCACAGGAGAATTGACATGGAACGAGTACGAGCAAAATTCACAGTGAGCGGTATTCTGAAAGATCAGTTCGGCAATGTGGTGGTCAAGCTCTATGCGGTATACAAAGGGGATGAATCCAGTCCCGAAAACGAGAGCTTTTCCAATTCCACACCGTCAGGGAGCGTCGAACTGACAATCACCAATCCAGCCGCCAGCGAGTTCTTCGAGAAGCTGACTGGAAAGTATGTGTATCTGGACTTCACAGACGCAACCGCAAGCTAAAAAGGGAGAATTGACATGGCAATGGGACTGAACAAGCTGGCGAATCCGATGGGCAAGATGCAGGATTCAATGTCGAAGATGCGCGAACCTGCCGAGAAGAAGTCGGAGGGCGAGCAAGAGGGAAAGTCTCCGATGGAGATTCACGATCACGGCGACGGCACGTTCCACACCATCAAGGACGGCAAGCAGGAAGAGCATCCCGATCTGCTGCACATGACAACCCATGTGGCGCATGAGCATGAGCCGGAGTCCGATCACTTCCATGCCAAGCATGACGGCTTCGAGCATGAGTCTCACGGCGTTCACGCCAGCGGCGAGCATGAGGAGACGAAGCAGCATCCTGACGCCGCCGAGCTTGGCGAGAATCTCAAGCAGTTCTTCGGCGAAGAGGCACAGGAGCCGAAGGAAACAGGATCAGAGGAATCAGCGCCTTTGGGCGGCATGTAAAATCAGCAATACAGGAGCCTTACAATGTCACAAACGAAGTTTTCCGGTGAGTTCAACGCTTGGAATTATGCCTATGGCGTCAATCCTGACATCCCGGCATTTGAGGTGATTGCTGGCAACTCTGCGGCTGGCACCTACGCTGTAACGCTGGCACTGGGCGTCGTCTACACCCCCGATGGCAAGCCCGTTTCTCCCGTCGTTGGCATTCCGATCACGATTGGATCGGGCATCAACGCCGAGACGGTCACTCCGACTGGCGTATCGAACCCAACGCCAACGGTGTATGGCACTTGCATCATCACCGCTGTATTTGGCTTTGGGCATGGCGCGGGCGACCTCGTGAAATCCGGCGACTTCGGTTTGCAGGAAGCGGCAACGGCGGCTCTTGCCTACGGCGGCGGCTTGGTTGTTTGCGACCGCAGACTGTGGAACGCGGCTGGCCTCACCACAAACGCCAACTTCACAACCTTTGTGACCGCGTACAAGGGACTGGGCCTGGGCGTGACAATCCTCAACTGGGGCGGAATCAGCGGCGCACTGAGCTACACGGCTGCGAGCGGATCGTCCTACGCCAGCACAACGCTCACGCTCTACTAATGCCGGCACAATCCAAGTCGCAACAAAGGCTGTTCGCAATGGCGGAGCATAACCCAGGCTCGCTCTACAATAAGGATGCGAGTCTGGGGAAACTCTCCCATCAGACGCTTCACGACTTCGCGGCGACGAAGCGCGAGGGATTGCCAGAGCGAAAGAAGGGCAAGATCTACGGGGGCGATTGATGGACTTGAACGATGCCATCAACGCAGTCAACGATCCCGAACTGGAAAAAGGGAACGAAAAGCTGCGGTTTGTGCGCGAGCAGATGGAGACAATGTGGCGTGAGAAGCGCGAGCGGGAGATTTCCTGCCCCTACTGTCTCTCAGTCGTTCCGGTGGGCGCTCCTGTGTGCTGTGGAACGCTACAGAGGGCAGTAAATGCTATTCTTCAAGCGCAGGACGCAGTAGACCGGCTGGACAAGGCGCGGAGGATACAGGAAATTGCCAGACTCAACTAGCCCCGTGCAGGAAGAGGAACAGTACGCCGACGAAGTTGCGCCGGATGATGTTCCGCAGTCTGACGAACCGCCAACCTACGGCAAGAACAACCACGACCTTCCCGACTTGCTCCAAGACGCTTTCGACAGACTGGTAAAGAAGTTTCAGGCGCGAGACGTTTACGACCGGCGTATTGAAGTGCTGATGGATCGCATTCTTCGCTTCTATGATGACGGGGTGCAGCACGTCTACCCGAACTGGGGAACGGGGGTCTATCAGGTTGGGACGGCTGGCGGATACGTCAACGTCGGCAATGGAAAGTCGATTGAATGCCCTGAGTTCATGGGGGCTTACAACATCTTCCGCATTCGCCGCAGGTCGCTCGATGCGGTGTTGACGCAGAACGAACCTGGAATTGACTTCACACCCGATCAGCCTGAATCCGAGGACATTGAAGCTGCGGAGACGGCGGAGGGTTTCAGGCATCTCTTCGACCAGAATAACGACATCAAGAAGATTCAGCAGGACATTGCCCGGATGTTCGAGCTTTCTGGCCGCTGCGTTTCATGGACGAAAACTCTTAAGTCGAAGGCATCGTTTGGCGAGGATGACAACGGTGCGCGGTCGATGGAGACGGCGAAGATTTACGGGACGCTTGAGAGCAAAGTCCCTATCGTCTGCGATGCGTTCATGCCGAATGCGCTCTACTGTTTTTTGTATGACGACCTCGACGCCCTCACCGCAAAAGCGGAGAATGATTGGATTAAGGATGAGATCGCACCCGGCGAAGCGGGGTTGGGCGAGTCCGACTGGGAGCGGTATGCCAGAATCGGGGCGCGGCAAGCGAAGAAATCGTACTACCTGACCGGAACGGCTTTGTCGTATCTGACCACCGAGATGAACTGCTTTCTGCGGCCCGGTGGGTTCACTGACAAGTCGATGGATGAGCCGTACACCGGCGAGATGCCTGACAAGTCGATGTCGGACGGAACGAAGACCATTCAAGAGATGATGGAGATGCTGTACCCCGATGGGGCGCACGTCAAGTACATCGGGAAGACCTATTCGGAGTCGTGGAACGAATGCCCAGACGATGCGCTTGATGTTGGGTTCCCTGTTGAACGGGACGGCATGACTGGCGGCGCGTTGATGGAGCCGGACAAGGTTGTGCAGGATGCGTTCAACGATTATATGAACGCCAAGCGCGAGAACTATGAGAAGGGGTGGAGCTTCACCTATTTCAATGGAGACGAGCAGGACTGGGATGCAATGCAAGACCAGCGTTCTAAGCCTGGAAGTTGCGTTCTCCTGAAATCGACCGATCCAAATACTCCGCTGGAAGACAAGTTCTACCGCGAGCCGCAAGCACTCTCCCCGGCGGGGTTTGATGAGGCGATTGAAGAGTTGCGCGGGCTGAGCCAGGAGCTTGTTGGGGCGTTGCCTGCGTTGGAAGGACAGTCGAAGGCCGATCAGACCGCATCTGGGCAGGCGATGGATCGCTCTCAGGCTATGGGGATGCTTGGCCCTGCTTGGGCAAACATGCAAAAGATGTTCTGCGGAATCTACACAAAGGCCGCATTGCTGGCATCCAAGAATCCCGATCATGGGTCGGAGATTGTTGTGACCTCTGGCGACGGCAAGAATGTAACGCTGAAACTCGAGAAACTGACGAAGGGCAAGTTCCACGCGCATACCAGCGAGTCGAGTTTTCCTGAGTCTACTGCGTCGAAGCGGGCGAACCTGACAACCCTGATTACAATGGCGGCGAAGTCTCCGATTGGTCAGACATTATTCGAGTCGCCTGACAACTGGGAAGAGTTCTTGGAGTTGAACGGCAACCCTGATTTGAAGCTGATTCCGGCGATTGCGTACAAGAAACAGACGCGGGAGTTGGAGATTCTGTTGCGTGAGCCGCCAGTACCGAATCCAGCGGTTGCACAATACAACTTGCAACACGCCGCAGAGACGCTACAGGCCCGCGCTGGCGGGATGCCCGATCTTCCCTATCAGCCTCCGCCGCCGATGATTACCAGCCTCATGCCGGAGATGGACGACTATCACCAATGGGAGTCGGCGAAGTGCCAGGAATATCTATCGAGCGAGGATTGCTGGATTCGTCAGAATGTTGGCGAAGCATCTGCGATTGAGCAAGCGAAACTGGGCGTGCAGAATGTTAGACTGCATAAAGCAGTTCACGATCAGATGATGGCACAACAGCAGCAAGCGGCGGCGGCGGCGCAACAGCAGATGAAGCCGCCGAGTGAGTCGATCAACTTCAAGGACGAATCGCCAGCCGACCGAGCGCAGATGAATGCTCAGGCTGGAATCAAGGATGCAGCACCGGAGGCGCAGCCGGGAGTCGCAAAGGCAGCTGCCGCACCGGGGACACCGGGAACCGCAACAGTTTGAATCCTCTAAAGGGAGAATGAAATGGCAGATGACGCAGTAGTTGACGCGGTAGTTGAAGAAGTAGCAGAGTCGATAGAAGGCGCGGAATCCGTTGAGGGCGCAGAGTCAACCGAGGGCGCGGAATCTGGCGGAGAGAACCTTTCCGGTGCGCCACTATGGAAGGCGATCAAGGATTCCTTCGTTGGCAAGGACGCCAAGACGACTGCGCAGGTGCGTAGGGCGCTCTTCGATGCGTCTGAGATAGGGAAGCGCCACCCCGAAGGCTTGAAGGGCATTGACGCGGTACTGGAGTCTGTGAAGAAGCTCTCTGCGGACTCTGAGACTCCCGATGCAATGCCGGTTGAGCAGGTGATTGAAGAGACGTTACAGGAGAGGACTTTCTGGCGCGACTTCGACACGAAGTTCCAGTCCGGCGACTCCAGTTTGATTGAGCAGATGGCTACGGCGAACCCTGAGAGCTTCCAAGCGCTCATCCCGGCTGCGATCAACAAGTTTGCCGAGGTCAACCCAGACGGATATAGCTCCATCGTCTCGAAAGCGGTCTGCCAGTACCTCGCGGATCAGGATATTCCGCTGCAAATCAAGTTGCTCGACCGGATTATACCGACCGAATCGACCGATCCTGCCGTGCAGCAGTTGATTGAGGGCTACGGAGTCATTAAGAAGGCGTTGGATGGTCTTTCCGCGATGGCCGCAAAGCCTCTTGCCACTCCGAAGGCGAAAGAAGAGGCCGCAAAGCCGGGCGATACCGCATCGCTGGAAGATCGGGAGATGCGCGTCAAGGACATTGAGTGGAACCGCGACGTTGCGGCCACAAGCAACAGTTTGATGGTCACGGAAGCGCAGAAAGTCCTTGGCAAAGGCAAAATAACGCAGGATGAGGTCAATTCCATCAAGTCGAAGGTCAAGGAAGAGATCAATGCGCGGATTTCGGTCAATTCCAACTATCAGCGCGATATCAAGTCGTACCTGAAGGCAAACAACAAGACTCAATACCTCATGCGTGCCAATTCCGAGCATAAGAAGATTATCACTGGCGGGGCTGTAAAGAGAGCCATTGACGATGTGATCGCAGGGCGCAAGACGGCCCCCAAAGTTGCGGAGAAAGTAGCCTCCACGGTAGTAAAACCGGTAACACAGCAGACGCAATCGACCCTCAAGTTCGAGCGCATCGCTGGGCCTCCGGTAACACAGAAGTTGAAGGTTGATTTGGGAAGAACGCCTCAGTCAATGCTCGTAAAACGACAGGCGTATATTGTTGGTAGAGCAAACCCCGTAACCTGGGGACAGAAGTAGTGGTATGATGCGGATGTGTAGCAGAGCGAAACGGTTGACAGAGTTCCGAATCTCCTAAATCGTGTAGTCATCGTTTCGTGGCAGGGCTTCCAGCATGGCATACACCCCAGAAGGGTGAGCGCATGAGGATGAATCTCAAACTGAGGTTTTCTCATGGGCATCGCCAATAGTATGCAAGCCTTAGCGTCCGAGCAGGAATATGTACGCCCGGAACTTGAAGATTTGAGCCTGAGCGCGTCGGTATTTCGCAAGCGCATCCAGAAGAACACTTCTGTGAAGCCGGTTTCCGACCGCCCATGCCGAATCCCCACCATGCCGTCTCGCGGCGGCAAGCCTCGCGTTGGTAACATGAACGGCGCGGATATGGGCATCGGATCGGGGCCGACTCAGGTTCCTGGTCAGTTGACCACCACCTGTTTCATCCATGCTTTCAGCTACACCCGGCAGGCCGAGTACGCGACCGATTCGGATGAGAAGGCGATTGAGAACTTCGCCACACTCACCCGCTCGATTGCTCCAAAGCTGTTTGCCGACTTCCTCGACATCACGCTCCAGGGCGACGGCTCAAACACGCTCGACACCATCGTTTCGCTGGTAGCCGAGGGCGGCAACACGGTTGGGCTGGTCGTGAACAACGCCAACTTCTTTCTCGACGATCAGGACATCGACGTTTGGACTGCCATTGCCGGCGCTTTCGTGGTGACGTTGACTGTGCAGGACTCGGACATCCTCTCGAACACTATCTGGCTGGCAAACCCTGTTCCGACTGGCACTGTTGCCATCGGGCAGAAGCTGCTTGTCTCCGGCTCGTCTGGGCAGGCCAACTCCGGCATGTTCGGCCTTCGCTACTATCAGGTTGGCACCAACACCGGCAACTGGATGGGCGTACAGCGTTCGGCGTGGCCTGGGAAGTACAACACTCCCTCGGTTGCGGTGAATGGCGCTCTTACCCCGCAGATCGTTCGCGCACTTCAGACCCAGATGGAGTTTTCAAAGGGGATGGACATTGAAGATGAGGACTTGGTGGCCCACGCTACCCCGTCCGAGCTTGCCGCATGGGAGCAGAACGCGCTTCTCGTGCAGCACATCGACATGGCGCAACTCAAGGGCGATGAGTCTGTGGACATGCTCAAGCGCAAGACACCCTCAACCATCGGCGGACGCGAGTTCCTTCCGAACCCCCGCGCCCTTCCCGGCTACATCGACTTCCTGGCCCTGAAGAACGCTTTTCAGATTCAGACCAAGGCTGACGATTTCTACGACGTTGCCGGACAGACTTTGTTCGGTGTCATCGGAGCAAGCGGCGGTCAGGCCAGCGCGGTAGTGTTTTATATGTTGACTGAAATGCAGTTGGGAATGACGCAGACGCGAGAAAATGCCTTCGCGTCCGGCATTGCAATCCCGGCCGGCATTCTGGGGCAGGCGTAATTGGCTGAAAACTTCCAACTCGCGGGCGAGATTCCCAAGCCGACACAATGGCTTGGGAATCCGTCTCCGAGTGTGATGCGAAGGTTTGGCTGCAACCCTTATGGCGAGCCGCTTTTCAGGATCGTTTTTGCGCCGTCCGTCAAGATGCTTTGCGGCGGCGAGTTCTCCGATGGATATGTCGGGTATCGCGTTCGTCCGGCGTACCGGCACATCGGCAATAAGTGGATCATGGAGAAGTGGATTTCAGGATTTGACCACACGCTGATGACGGAGGAGCAGTACAACTTGAAGTTCCGCGATCCCTATACTGGGCTGGTTTCGACTGGGCCGTATCCTTCGCGGGGAGTGTATTTTCAGTGCCACACGTTTGAGTTTTCGCAGCCTGGAGACGGTGGAATCGACACCATCATTGCGCTGGTCAAGAAAGCCAAGACGAACGATCCTATCGAGAATGCGCGGGCAATTCGGGCAACGCGTGAGTACGGAGAGAAAGAGCAGCAGCAGAGACGGTTTGACAAGATCAAAGACTTGATGCCGGTGGCCGGGATTCGTGCGGCAAACATCGGCGGGATGGTGAAGAAAACGAAGAGTCTTCCCGTGGACAAGACAGCCAATGAACTAGGGCTGCCACTACGGGGAGCAACACAGATTCGACCGGAGAACCTACATTATGCCAGTAGCTAATCACTCAGGATTCAGAACCATCGCTGACGATCATATCGAGCGCAAACTAGCCGTGGCGCGGGGCCGTGCGATTCCTCCTGTTCTCGCAGAGATTGAGGAGTTGAAGAAGAAGAAGGTTCACGTCTTCAATGTCGGGCCGTGGCCAATGCTGGTCAACACCGGCTCTACCGGGTCGTATACGATTCCCGGTTGCCCCGAAGGGACTCCGTATGTCGAACTTCTGGTGGGCGACGGCAACGGCAATATGGTTCCCCCAATCAGCTACATCATGGACGAGCTTTATCCGCAGTCTGAGGATGAGTACCGACGTCTTCAGGAGCGCGGCAAGGATTTTGCGCGGTCGATGATCGGTCTTGGCCGTGGGCAGGCACCGGGGAACGCGCTGACGCATCAAGGCGTCTTCGTGGCAGAGGGTGACAAGCCTACCGCGCAGGAACTTGAGCAGGCCCACGGGCTGCTTCGCGCTTACTGCGAGGGCGTTGTGAGGCAAATCGCCGACATCTACAACACCGACCGCAAGGCATTCTCGCTGATTGTGCGCCCGAAGGTTCACTTTGTCGCCGCGCACTATCTGAATCTCGACAACCCAGTGGATTCTCCGTGGATGACTTCGGCGGCTCCCAAGGGACGAAAGAAGTGCGAAATGTGCGGCGAGATTGTCGATCCCGACGTGGCAATGTGCAAGCAGGGCCACATCATCAACGAAGATGTTTACATGGCCGCGATGCTCCGACAGGAAACCATCAAGGCCGCAACGCAGCCGAAAGCGAGCAAGTAATTGCCTCTTCCGCAGATTATTTCCGCACCCTACGACCAACTGGAGGCTGTCCTTCAGTTGGCAAGGGTGCGGATGAACGATGCGATCCAGTCTATCAACGGTGACGTGCTGACTGACACACAGCCGTTTACGCAGACGATGGTGATTGGCGCATGGCGGAAGTTGCAGGCGTATCTTGCGAATCTTGGCTATTCGCGGATGAAGAAGCCGCTTGTTTTGACCGGCATTCCAGCAGTCACAAGCAACGATCCTGCAAGCTGGACTGCATTGACATGGAGCAATTATTTCAACGGGACTGGATACGATGTACCTCCAGCCGCCCCCGTTCTTCCGCAAGATTGGATTCTTCCGCTGAAAGTCTGGGAGCGTCAATCGGGGAGCAATGCCCAGTTCGGCGATCCGATGGAGCAATGCGTCGAATCATTGCCGGCTGCGAGGAAAGGCCCGTATAACTCGTTCTGGTACTGGGAGAATGACACACTCTACATGCCTGGGTCTATCTACGCGATGGACTTGCGGTTTGAGTATGCGGCCTATCTCTCCGACTTCGCAGCGAACGAAGATGGATCGGTTATCGGCGCACAAGCTGTTCCGATCATGCGGGCGTTGGATTCGCTTGCGTACTATTTCTGCGCGGAAGCTGCGTTGGGCAGAGACGACGTAGACGCGGAACCATTCAATTTGAAGGGCGATCAAGCGGCAAGGATGATTTTCAACCGCGAGGTTTCCATGAAGCAAAGACGGCCAGTTTCAAGACGGTGCTATTCATCGCATCGTGTATCTTACGGAGTTTTCTAGGAGGAAGTGATGGGCGTTGCATTGGCAGTTGACAGTCTACAAGGCGTTCCCGATGTAACCGAGCGGGAAGAGTTTGTGCAGGGCGTCATCGCGCTTTCGGGCAATTATCCGGCAGGCGGCGACACGCTTTCCTTTGCTGGCACAAACAAGATTCAGTCGCGTTCGGCTCCGAACCGCGTGGAGATTTATGAAGAGCCTCTGGCTGCAACGCAGACAGCAGTTGGTTCTTCCTTTGCTTTTGCGAAGGGAACAACTCAAGCCAACGGCAAGCTCCAAATCAACACAGCCAACGGAACGCCGTTCGCTACTGGCGCTTATGGTGCCGCGTATTCTGGAACGACCATCAAGTTTCGTGCGTGGTTCCCACTGGGGCAGTAAATGGCGATCAGTCCGAGCGGCGCTGTACCTTGCCCCTTGTCCGTCTTTGGGTCATGGGTAACAGAAGTCGCGCCAGAATCCGTACCTGAGAACATCTCGCCGGATTGCCAAGATATATCTTTCGCGCCGGGGCAGGTTGGTTCGCGCCCCGGCCTTGAGGTTATCTTTTCGCCTGCTCTGGAAGCAGATGCCACGATTGTCTATGGAAAATCATTTGTTTTGCCTACGGGAGCTATCAAAAATCTGTATCTCAGTTCCACGGGCAACTTCTACGTCGAAGATTTGACCAACTCTCCCGGCACGGCAACGGTGCTTTTCACCACAACGCCGGGGAGTTACTGTAAGTCTCTGACGCAGTTTGGACGCGAGTACATTGCAATCTCGGATGGCTTGCATGGTTCAGAAGTTCCGTTGCAGTATGACGGAACACTCCTGAGACGCTATACCTGCGATGGCCCCGGTGCTGCGCCGACAGTGGCCAATCTTGCGCTTGCACCTTCGCAGATGATTGCTTCACCCAACACGCTCACCCGGAATGCTAATACGGTGACGGCGAACACTGCTACCAACCACAATTTGAAGGTGGGCTATCAGGCGCAGATTTCCAATATGCCTGACTCAAACTCCACCGACGTAAACCAGACGAACACCGCCAACACCTCAGTGGGTGGAGGGGATTGGGAGACTGTGAACGGCGGCGCTCAGTGGAGAACCCACTTTGAGCCGGTCACGACTGCGCTGCACGATCTTGTGTTCTCGAACTTCGGGTTCACAATCCCATCGGACGCCACGATTCTAGGTGTGACCGTGAGCGCGTGGCTTGTTTCGCAGTTTGCAACTTCCAGCTATCTATCGCAGGTTGCGTTATGGAACTCAGGAGCGCAACTTGGAACGCTCAAGACTCCCGGAACTCTTTTCACTACCACCGACACCCAACAGTCCTACGGGAGCGCGGGCGATCAATGGGGTTCGAGTCTGACACCTTCCATCGTCAACAGCCCCAGTTTCGGGTTTGCGATGGCCGTTGTGACGGACACAAGCCGCGTCTTCATCGGTCAGCCATTTCAGATGACGGTTTACTACACGCTCTCCGGTTCTGGAACGGTGGCGATCATCTCCTCCATCGTCATCAACAACGAGACAAATCCCGGACTTGCGCTTGTGACCACGACCGAGCCGCACGGCTTAGTCCCTGATACCTACGTCTCGATTGTCGGCGTGGAACCTGGGTCGGTTGCGAACATAGCGAGCGCGCAGTGGTCTTCTGGCACAACCACGATCACGACAGTCACAAGTCACAACCTGAATCCCGGCAGTGTAGTGCAGATTGGCTCTGTTACGACAGCGACGGGCGGCACGACATTCAGCTTTGATGGGACGTTTTCTGTGTTGAGCGTACCGTCTCCGAATCAGATCACATACACGCAATCTCCGATCACCGCTGCCGATCCAGACGTGATAAACGCGACGGAGAACACCGGGGCTATTGTGATTGCGTGGCCTATCCCAGACAACACGCCGACTCCCACATATTTCCTTGTGCAATCGGCTCCCACGCCCACAACCTTCCTCATCCCGATTTCCTATTCGGATGGCACATGGTCAACCGGGACAGTGGGGTTTGCATGGGAAGGAACGTTCTATGTGACGGCGGTCAATTCCGATACGCAGTTTGAGTATCAGCAGTACGGGCCGAATGGTTCCACAACGGCCATCGGTACGGTAACCCCTTATGGACAGATGGCACCAGGACTTCATTTGATGCAGGTCTTGTGGCTGACCGATCAGGGCGCAATCCCCGCGCCGTCGCCCTTTGTGACGATCATCTCGAACGGCGGGCAGTACACGTCGGTTTCAAACATCCCCATCGGGCCGTCATATGTGACTGGGAGAATCCTTGCATTCACGGGCGCACAGCCGAACGTTCCCGGCGAGCTTCCGCCGTTCTTCTACATCCCATCGACCCCACAAGTGGAAGGCCAGATCGTCGGCACTGCAACGCAGATCAATGACAACACGACGACCTCGATTGTTCTGGACTTCTCAGACAACACGCTCTATGCAGCATTGGGAATCAGCATCCCCGGAAACAACCTG